AGGTGATTTCGTGAAAGTCTACAAGCACGCAAGGCGGATATATTACGAACATTTAGGCTCAAAAGATAGATATGGTATATTTCTAAAAGGGTGGCTAAATCGTATTGATAACAATTATTTTTTAAACATATGAAAAAATTGGAGTTTAAAATATCAATAAAGTATTATGGAACGAACTAAACCTGGTAAAGGAATTGAAATACAAACCTTACAAGATAGGCTGACCGTGCTGAGTCAATTAGTAGGGAGGGCTCAGTTGGCTGCTAAGTTAGGACAGCAATACGGTACGGATAGGAATATATATGAGGCGTTAGGATATAAAACGAACATAACCTATGCAGATTATGCCAGTAGATATTTACGTCAAGATATTGCCAGAGCGATAATTGATCGTCCTGTGAAAGTTACTTGGCAGGGAGATTTGGAAATAATTGAATCCGACGACGACAAGGAAACTCCACTACAAAAAGATTGGGTTGAATTGAGAGATAGGTTAAAGTTAAAGTCACAGTTCAGTAGGTTGGATAAACTCACTGGTATTGGAGAATTTGGGGTATTATTATTAGGGTTTAGTGATGTTAAGAAGCGGGATGATTTTGCTTTGCCAGTGTCGGTAGGAAGAGAAAAGAAATTATTATATGTAAAACCATTCTCTCAGGGAGATGTTGAAATAACAAAGTGGGAAACTCAAGCTAAGAATCCTAGATATGGGTTACCTACAGAATATACGATTACGATAACTAATCCTGCTGGAGGGGAGGCAGAGGTAAGAATTCATCATACTAGGGTGTTGCATATAACAGATGAGAAGTTAGAATCAGATGTCAAAGGGTTGCCACGTTTGGAAGCTGTATATAATCGTTTAATGGATTTAGAAAAGTTGGTTGGCGGAGATGCTGAAATGTTTTGGCGAGGAGCTCGTCCTGGTTATCAAGGTAAGTTGGATAAGGATTTTACAATGACTACGGATACCGAGGATGATTTGAAGGATCAGATTGATGAATATGAAAACAATCTACGGCGTATATTAATCATGGAAGGAGTTGATTTACAATCCTTGGCTCAACAAATATCAGATCCATCAGCTCATGTAGATGTTCAACTACAAATGATCTCGGCGGTGACAGGAATACCGAAACGGATATTAACAGGATCAGAACGTGGAGAGTTATCAAGCTCTCAGGATCGTACTGAATGGTTATCGTTCGTAAAGAGTCGTAGAGAGGAATTTGCTGAACCAAACATTGTTCGACCGTTTGTAGATAAGTGTATTGAGTATAAGATATTACCAGAGCCAAAGGAAAAATATGATGTTCAATGGCAGGATTTGTTTGCTCAGTCGGAAAAGGAAAAGGTTGATATTGGAAAGTCCCGTTCCGAGGCATTATCAAAATATGCATCTTCCCCGATGGCAGAGATGACAATTCCACCTGATGAATTTTTGAGATATTTCTTAGGATTAGAAAAAGAACAGATTGATCAGATTGTAGAAGCCCGGGAAGTATCAATAAGGGAAGAGGAAAAACGGGTTTTAACACCAGAGGAAGAGGAGTTGGAACGACAGCGGTTGGAAAAGGAAAAAATTGAGGAATAAATGCAAGGAGTAATTCAATATATAACAGCATCACAGTCCCTGAGTAGATTAACAGATGAAAACGGGGCGGATCGTTTATTTGATCATGGACAGTTAACAAGTACGAAGATTAAATTACATGATGCTGTTACGTTTGATTTGAGTGGAACGAAGATTACTAATATTGAATTATTGAAGAAAGGACAGAGAAATACGGTTTTTTATTGGGAATAAAATGATAGAAACATTAACATATAATCCAATACAGGTAAACAGTTACGATCCTACCAGGACAACGGTTTTACGGAATGCGTTTGCTAGGGATATGCGTAAGTGGTTTCGTGAATTAACTCATGTTATCTGGCAGGCAATAGTTGAAGAGGATTGTTTCGGGTTAAAAGCTGGTTTCTATCAGATGACCTCCCCAGGCAGGCAGGCATTTGTGTTTCCCCGTAGTGCGGATAAGGTGTCGGCGTTTATGGAATGGATGAACCGACAGGTGGAAGCAGGAATATTGGAAGTACGGGAGTTTCAACAAATAGGAACTGGAGTGGAAGGAGCTTGGACAAATAAGTATATTCAGGATAGTTATAAGAGAGGAGTAATTCGAGCAAGATATGAATTGAAGAAGGCTGGGTTCGATGTACCCACCATTGAACAAACAGGAGGCATTGAAATAAGTATGTCTACTCCGTTTCATATAGATCGGGTAGGATTGTTATACTCAAGGACGTTCGCTGGCTTAAAAGGCATTACAACGGCTATGGACACCCAAATTAGTAGGGTTTTGGCTCAGGGAATGGCAGATGGAGATAATCCAAGGTTGTTAGCACGGAAATTGATTGCAACGATTAACGGAACAGGAATGGGAGAATTGGCAATTACCGATACATTAGGTAGGTTTATTCCAACTGCACGGAGAGCGGAGATGTTAGCTCGGACTGAAATAATACGGGCACATCACAATGCAACGATTCAGGAATATAGAAATTGGGCGGTTGAAGGAGTGAAAGTAAAAGCTGAGTTTGTTACGGCTGGAGATGATAGGGTTTGTGATCGGTGTGCAGCTTTGGAAAGAAGTATTTGGACATTAGATCAGATAGAAGGGATGATCCCTGTCCATGTTCAGTGCCGCTGCATTGCACTCCCATTTAAGGGAACAAGAGAGAAGACTGATGAGATTTGGAAAGAAGGAACACCCTCTCCAAGCACAACTTATATGAAGAATTGGGAAAATGATCATGAACAATATTTGAAGTGGCTTGCAGAGGATGCAGGAATTCCGATAGAAAAATTAAAATTACAAATTAATCAAGCGTTAAAGAAGGAATTCTCAAATGCTTCTGTAGTAGTACGGGTCCCATCAGAAAAAATATTACCCCAGATATTAAAAGATGGAAGGATTAAAAGTCAATTCGAAACAGGGACTTCGAGAGGGGTACTTAATAATTCTATCAGGGCAAAATTTGAAAAAAATTTATTTAATTATTCTGAGTCTTTAGATTCTAGTTCTCGTCCAATATATGGAATGGTTACAGAAGATATAAGGGCAACTGCGGGAAGTCAATATGGAGATGTAATCATACAATTAAAATCTAGTGTAAAAAAGAGAACCACTTGGACTATGGGGGATTCATTGGATTTAACAAATAGAGGGCAGAATGCCACTCTTATAGGAACTCCAGTATCAGCTCCTACTGAAGCATCATTAGCAATGAATAAATTCAATTATATAGATGATCTTTTTGCACATACAAAGATACAACCTTATGGGGGTTTTACGGAAGCTCAAATACATGGTGGCGTTAATATTTCAGATATACGAATGATATATTTTCGAAAACCTCCAAGTACAAGTATTCAAAAAACATTACATGAATTAAATATATCGTGGGATATGATCCCAAGGAGGGGAAGATGAAAGTAATTGCAAAAAGGTTGAGTGGGGAATTATTAATTCAAAAAGAAGCAAAACGAGGTTTTATTTTTGATACTAACACTCCTAGCAAAAAAATTCAAATAGAGGATATAGAATCAATTATAGCGAGAGGTTATTGGGAAACGGAAAATAACATGCAAGTACCTAGAGATATAAAATTGTGATTAAAATAAGAAAATGAACAACCTAACACCATATAAAGGAATACCATCAATGACACCTGTGTACGTCCATGAATACTTAACAGAGTTAGGTAAACAATGGGAAGGTAAGGGAGTGGCTATTGAATTGGGATCATGGTTAGGAGCAACGGCAGCAGCCTTGTTGACAGGATTAGTCGAGGCGGGATATGATAAGCCGTTTTATTGTTGTGAATCATGGGAAGCAAATAAGGAACAAGTAAAGAAGGCAAAGAAACAAGGAGTTACATTGATAGATAAAGAAAACATATTACCAAAATTTATTAACAACGTGATTCCAATTTATTCTAACATAATGGCAAGTCGTGGAAGGATTAGTTCAGCGATTAAGAACTATCCTGGTGAGCCGATTGAGATTTGTATTTTTGACGCACCAAAGACGAATCCTACATTCATGGATGCCGTCCAGGTACTGAGTCCATATTGGATTCCAGGAGATACCACGTTAGGATTATTGGATTATTACCAATACGAAGGATTAACAGGTAAAAAGCGTACTAAGAACTTGGCTCCTGTTCAATTTATGAAAAAATATAGTAGAAGTTTCATAAAGATAAAGGAATGGCACGGAGCATGTAGTGCAGTGTTTTTTAGATATATTAGAAAATTGGAGGTTTAAGAATGCCTTGGTCAACAACAGATGTAGATAGTCATAAACGAGGGTTAACAGCCACTCAGAAACGACAATGGGTACGAATAGCTAATTCAGTATTAGCAAAATGTATTAAAGATGGAGGAACAGATCGAACATGTGCACCAAAGGCGATACGGCAGGCAAATGGAGTAGTAGGACATGAAGCAAATATAAATGATATGATACAGTTATACATACAAACAAACAGCGATTATGTAATTCGTTCGGAAATATATGAAGGTCGTTCTCATATTGTAGTACCGGTGGTGATGATGGTTGAAGGAGTACATAATGGGTCACAAGGACCGTTATTGCATTTGGCAGAGGAGTTGGGAAGATTTCCGGAGTCTTGGAATGGTATCCCGGTAACAATACAACACCCAACAGAGGATGAGATGAATGTATCTGCTAATTCTCCCAAGGTGTTGGCAAGAGAGAAAGTAGGACGAATTTTCAATACTCACATGGATGGAGATAAATTGAAGGCGGAAGTTTGGTTGGATGAAAAGCGTTTGCAGGAGCAGAGTGAAATAGCTTTACAAGCTATCCGAGAACAAAAGGAATTGCAGGTGAGTGTTGGAGTATTTACAGACGAAGAAAACGTGCCAGGGGAATGGCATGGAGAATCATATGAAGCAATAGCCAGAAATCACAGACCAGATCATTTGGCTCTCTTGCCCGGCGGGACAGGTGCCTGTTCTTGGACAGATGGTTGTGGAATCAGAGTTAATAAGAAAGGAGGAAAAGATGTGAAAAAAGCAGAATTAGATTTACACCAGGTAACGATGTATAGTTCGAAGAATACCATTGTTGATCACATCACGGATAACGAAAATGGTTATCGTGAGAAATTGCAATTGGTACAAGCCGAATTGGACAGGAACGATACTCAAGTTAAGTATCATTACTTGGTCGAACTGTATGACAATAAACTCATCTATGAGGTACGTATGCAGGGAGAAAGTACAACATATTACCAACAAAATTACACCGTATCTGTAAATGATGAGGTGGTGTTTACTGGTGATCCTGTTGAAGTGCAACGAGAGGTTAATTTCGTTGCGTTGGAGGAAAGGATTCTTCCAAAGAGAACAAAATTTTCTAGTAATAACAAAGACCTAAAAAAGGAGGTTAAAACAATGAGTGAATTGAAAAAAGCTCCTTGTCCTGATAGGGTAGATGAGTTGATTGCACATGCGTTGACTAAGTATACCGAGAAAGACAAAGAGTGGTTACTGACTCAGGAAGCAGACGACATTGAAAAGATGTTTCCCAACGAGCCAGAGAAAAAAGAAACTCCTCAATTGAATGAGGATGAGAAAAAACAGGTAATAGAAGACTATAAAAAGTCTCTACCAACTGAAGATCCAGAAGTGCTTGAACAGCGTGAATATGGGCTGAAAATTTATAAGGCACATCGTGAAAAAATGGTCAAAAGTATTCTAGCGAATACCGAAGACGGTACGTGGGCAGAGGATGATTTCAAAGAGATGAAAATCGATACACTTGAAAAATTGTATAAGTCTACATTGAAAGATGAGACTGATTTTTCAGTACTTGGAGAAGGCACCAGCCCTAAAATCAATAATAACGAACAAGAGCCTTTATATCCAACTGGTATAAAGTTGGAAGAAGTGGGTTCTAAAAAATAAGGAAGGGAGGAAATCAGAATGAGTGATTATGCAACAATTAAACTGACTAAGTACGTTGATGTTATAGAGGAGATTAAGTCAACGGCTGTAGCTATTACTCCAGGAATGTTATTGGAAAGAGATTCTACTGCTGGTTATGTGAAAGCACATGCCACGGCTGGTGGGAATGTCGTTCCGATGTTTGCACTGGAGGATGAGTTACAAGGAAAAGAAATTACTGATAATTATGCAGTAAGTACTATGATTCAAGTTTGGATTCCTAGAAGGGGAGACAAAGTATATGCTATTCTAGCAGATAGTAATGAGGTAAGTATTGGAGACTTTTTAGAATCTGCTGGAAACGGATTCTTACAAAAGCATTCAGTTGATACAGCTTCATCTCAAGAGGCTTTCACAAGTTATACCAACCAGATTGTTGCTATTGCTTTGGAGCATAAAGATACGAGTGGAGCAAGTACAACTTCAAGTGAATCTCCAATAGCATTGGCTAAGCGGATTAAAGTAATGATTGTTTAAAATAGAAAGGAGGAAAATAAGTTGAAAACAAATGTAGATTATATTGGAGCCAAAGGAGGAAGCGGAGAAATTGCTAATCTAATGGCTCAGCAAGGAAGATTGAATATTGGTGCAATGCGTCCATTCGTCGGGAAAGACAATAGAACGTATATGACCATCTATAAAGGAGGCGATGTTAATAAGGCGGAAAGTTGGATAACAGCTTCAGCTCAATCTTTAGGATTACAAACCAACGGAACTCTCCGCAGGGATGAGTGGAAACAGTTGGATGAAGCATTGCTGGAAATATCCAGACAACGCCTCGGTGGAGTTCAGGACTTAGTTGATAATGGGTTGGTGTTCACCTTGGGTAATGCCATGGGAACAACGGTATTGGAATATCATGATGTAAGTGACGCAATGGAAGCTGATTTGACTATGGACGGGATTACCCGTAGTGTAGGGGATCGGCCAACATACGGAACGAACTATCTTCCTATTCCAATTATCCATGTTGATTATGAAATCAATGCTAGGGTTTTGGCTGCCAGTCGTAGCTTAGGCAATCCACTGGATACTACTTCAATGGAGAGAGCCGTAAGGAAGGTGAATGAGAAGTTGGAAACAATGTTGTTCACCAATACGACTTACGCTTTTGGTGGTGGAACCATATACAGTTATGTCAATCATACAGACAGAAATCAGGTAACACTGAGTACGAATTGGGATGCAAGTTCCAAATCAGCTGCTGATATATTGGATGATGTGATTAGTATGAAGCAAGCTAGTATTGATGCAATGCACTATGGACCATGGATGTTGTACATACCAACAGCTTATGAGACAGTATTGGATCAGGATTATGATACAACGACTCCAGGTACTACCATCAGGGAACGCATCCTGAAGATTAGTGGTATCAAGGGAATCAAGGTTATCGATACCTTAACAGCAAACAATGTTTTATTAGTACAAATGACTAGTGATGTTGTTCGTTTGGTACGTGGAATGGGTGTAACGAATGTTCAGTGGCAAGAAGAAGGTAAGTTTGTAACCAAATATAAGGTTCTAACTATCCAAGTGCCTCAGATTCGTTCAGATAAGTCTGGTAATTGTGGAATTACACACTTAGCAGCATAGTTAATTTAATTCACTAATCAGGTGATTTCTAAAAACAATCGAATATGAAACGTACAAAGACAAATAAGGATAAGATTTGGTGGATAAAGAAGGGCGGTGGAAGTTTTCGTATGAAGAGCAGGATTATAAAACCAAATCAAAAGTTTCAGGCTTATCCACACGAGATTCCTCAGGGTTTTCGAGATAATGTATTACCATTGGAGGATTATGAAGAGGAACATATTGAGATTACCGTTCCTGCCGTTGCATATACAGCAAAGAAGAGAGAAGGTTCAAACTGGTATGATGTATTGGATGGTCAGGGTAAGCAAGTAAACGAAAAAGCCTTATCAGGCAGACAAAAAGCTCTTGACTTTATAAAGTCATTAGAATAATGCCTTGGAAGGTACCAAGAATATGGGAAGGAGGAGAATGTTGGATTATTGGAGGTGGTCCATCGATGCCACGGCAGTTTGAAGTACCAGAAGAAGTTATTCAGCGGGTATTAACGAAAGAACTTCCTCCAAGTGCGTATTCTCCATATATGCATCCAATACATAACAAGCATGTTATTGGAGTTAATGCAGCTTTCTTAATTGGTAACTGGATTGATATGATGTTTTGGGGGGATAAAGGTTGGTTTTTAGAAAATAGGGAAAAATTAGCAAAGTTTCCAGGATTGAAAGTATCATGTCATCCAAGTGCAGAGAAGTTCAAAGGAGAAGGGATTAAATATCTACCAAGAAACAAGAGGTATGGAAAAGGAATTAGTCCTCATCCAGGTTCGGTTTGTTGGAATGGCAATAGTGGATCGGCTGCAATTAGTGTAGCTGTTCATACTGGGGTGAAACGTATTGTGTTGGTTGGCTTTGATATGATTTGGGACAAGAATTTACAGCAGCATTGGCACGGATTATATAGTACGGCGAATAAGAAAGACACTGAAAAAATGAAAGTAACTTTTGCT